TTCTTCGAGTCGACCAACTTCCCGACCAAGAGCATCACTGCTGACCTTAACATTGGCGGTAGCTCCAACTACACTTCTTACGAAGTTGCTCAGGGTTACTTCTTCGGTCCTCAGGCCATTGGCGTGGGTATCGGCGGCCCCAATGCTCAGGTGCTGATTAACAACAACGACGACTTCAGCCGTTTTATCATCCTGATTTGGCAACTGTACGCTGGCTTCGAGATCCTGAACAAAGATTTCGTGACCACCGCCTTCAGCTTCCTGCAAGACGACGGCATCATCTGATAACAATAAATAAATTACTTAGGAGAAATAAATGACCTATTTATCTTCCAAAAAAATCTACCCGGGTAACTGGGCAGAGCCTCTGAACGGTTGGTACAAGAACATTGATGCTTCTGCTGATGGCGTCAATGATGGTTCCAAGGGCGGCCCCACTTCGGTGCTGGCTACCCCTGGCTACCGTTATTTCCAGCAGCGTGGTTACGTGGCCGTTACCGCCACCTCTGGCACTCCTGTTGCTACCGGCAACGTGATCATTCCTTCGCCTTACCGCCAGGATGACACCCGTACCGACATCACTGGCATGGTGATCTCTGGTACCACCGTCCAGCCTTCTTTTGTGTATCGCACCGCCATCTCCGTTGCTTCTGGCTGGGGTGATGGTCGCGTGGCTTCCGGTGTGTATGCCGCCACTGGTAACATCATCTCCTTCGGTCGCGACTCCAGCGGCCCCACTGCCGCTTCTGGCGTTGGCGAAGGCGTGATTCAAGCCAACCTGACCTCCACTGTGTCTGGTGACGCCGCCACCAAGATTTACTTCGCTGGTGGTAACCAAGCCTTTGGTACCAATCCGTTCATCACTACTACCGGCGCTCCTGGCGTCTCCGGTGGTGTGTGCTACTACGCTGCTACCACTGGCGTCACTCTGAAAGTGTTTGCCAAAGGTGCTGCTAACGACACCTCTACTTCCGGTGGTTTCTACATCTCGACCGCTGATGCTGCTGCTGGCCGCACTGGTTATCTGGTTGTGGAAGTGTGCTACATCCAGCCTGATGATGCCCCTGGTTATGAGGACATCGATGGCTACCTGACTGGCCGCACTGTTAGCTGATTAGGTTAATATAAGACCAGAGAGAAAATCTGGTCTTTATGATTCTTCATCAGCATAAAAAAACAGGCGCTCGCGTCAAGATTGTAAGTGAATGGGACAATGGCGATTGGTTCATGGTCGAAGATCAGGACGGTCGCCTTTACACTGCTTACAAAACCGAACTTATCCCTGACGAGCAGGCTACTAAAAAAGTGACTGCTCTTCAAGTCAAAGATAAGGCGGCACAAGAAGAGCCACGGACCTTCCCCCCAGACCACCGTTTGAATATCAACTCGGCCACCGCCCAAATGATCGCAGATCATATTAAAGGCATTGGACTGAAGACTGCCCGAGAGATCAAAGATCTACAGATGTCCTTATCGGGTGAGAGATTTAACAGCCTCGAGCAGTTAAAGCAAATCAAAAGGGTTGACTGGGATTCCGTACTTGCTGCCGACCTAGTCCGCGTTTAACTTATCTCCTATTAGCCCCTGGGAAACCAGGGGTTTTTTAGTCTTAAAATTAAAAATAAAAGAATAATGGCAGGCATTTCATTCTTAGGAAATATTGGCAGTACCGGAACCTCCACTGGTCCCCATGGTCATATATACGTAAGAGATCTTGGTACGGGAAAACACATTGACCCAAGTACTATTCGCAGTGCATTAACTGGTTTACGTATTGGCGAGCAAAGGGTTCCTGCAATTATCAAAAATGAGAAAGGGCAATTAGTTTTAAATCCAGCTTCCAACGTAGCTGTTACATCTAAATTTGGTCCTCGCACCGCACCTACTGCTGGGGCATCTTCTTTCCACCAAGGGGAAGACTGGGCCCTTCCCGAAGGAACGCCTGTATACATGGAAGGTGCAGGCAAATTTACACCTCTTGCTAACCAAGGGGGTTACGGAAATCTGGCAACATTTAAAACGGGAGATAACAAATACGAAGTTGGTATTGGACACATGGCAAGCCTTGGCAAGGCTGCCGAATTTGCAAGTAATCAAACGCCAACGTCCAACGCACAAAACACTGGATCCAATATGGATTCTTTTGTGCAAGCCATGATGTATGGGGCATCCCTGGTACAACCCAAACAAAAGACTTTACAACAATCAATGTTTGAACAAATGGCAGCTTCTGCCATGGCCCCTAGACGTAGCTTGGCTCAAGAAATGTTGGAACAATACATCAACTCAAATCCCTACCAAGGTTAAGTTTTAAGGGATTCTTTGCATTTATAATTGAAAGATACGCAAGTTAGAAGTGCAGTTATCTGACTTTGACAAAAGTAGGGTCAGGTATCACCTGGGCTATTTCACGGTCTCTGTTCCGGCGGGCGATTACGCACGTCTGGAAGAGGCCCTGAACACTGTCCCGGATTCGTACTTCTACGATAAAATCACAATTCAAATTGGCCGTTGTGATACCGCCGAGAAAAAGACTGAGGTTGCCACCTCGCCTTCTACTCGACTTGAAAGTATTGCTGGCGACGTTGACCGTACTATTCGGTCGAGTAATGCCAAGGAAGCGTTAAAAGTTTGGGATGAGATTTATCTCTACGAAACAAATCGTTTGGCTGGCATTCTTTACGTCCCTAACTACAAGGATCCGTTCCAGGCTCGTTACCGTTACGAACGCTCTGGTGCTGAATTTATCCAGGCATTACCTGGCCCTGCCGACACAGCTGTTGGCTCACGTCTTTATTTACATGAGGTTTGGAGGTAATTATGAACCCGGCACTTCTTCGCGGTATTTCTGCTATTCCAGGATTAGCAAGTCGTTTTGGTGGTAGTGCTGCAGGGCTTACCTTACGACAGGCTACACCTGCTGCCGGTGCCTTACTTAATCGAGGCATGTCTGCGGCTCAACTTGCTGGTGGCGGTATCCTTGGAGCCCTCGGCACTGCGTTATCTCTTGGTGGAGATACAGCACAAAAACCACAGTGGGGTGCAATCCCTCCCAAAGATAAGCGAGGTGAGTCTTACCGTGACGCTGAGCTGCGTTTAGGGAACCGTGGTGGCAGTGGCGGTAATGCCGGTTATTCAGTTGCTCCTACCCAAGGTCAGCAAGGTTCCTACTCCCCTGCCGCCGAACGTGCATACCAGCAAGAAGCATCACGCGTTGCTCAGCTTACCGCACAAGATCCTGAGCTTCAGCGTTACGAACTTGCACGTGCCGGTGCCAAGACCCAAGAAGAAATGAATGCCGCCCGTGATATTGGCATGCAAATCTGGGCACAAAAACACGGTGGTCTTGCAGGTAAAGTAAAGCCTGGTCAGTCAGGTTACGACGCAATTCAAGGCACTATTAACGCAGGTGCCATGGGGCAACCTACTGAGATGGGTGCATTTGCTGGTGCCCAACCTTCTAGTTTGCTTTTTAACCCCTCTAATCCGCTTGCAACTGCACCTCCGACCGGACCTGTTGATTACACAACGGTTGCACCTTCTGCATTCACCGGCGCAACTGGTCTTGGAGCTGAGTCCAGCTACTTTGGTGGCGCAGCCAACCAACAGCAAGCTAAGATGTTTACTCGGTTCCAAGATGCAGCCCCTGGCGGTACGCCCCTGCAGACCGGCATGAATGCATTGCTTGCTCCTGGCAGCGTTCCCGCACCGATGGCTTCTTACCAAGGCGCTCAAGGTCTTTCGCCTGTTGGTACCAGCTTAACTCCTGACGCAAATGCGTACGCTTCAAGTCTGGCATCAGATAAAGCCCAAGCACAAGCTGAAGAGTTTAAAAAGAAACTGTTAAGCGCACAATCCAAATAAATATCTGGCATTGCACAGCATGTAAGCCCAGCCAACTGGACACAGATCTTTGATCTATGGGTGCCAGTGTAGTTGCTTTAAACCAATGATTCTCTGTCCTAAGTTTGTTAAACGTACTTTGACCTATCTGGCTACGGCCCTTGCGCTGCAAACCGTATTTATCCCTGGTCTCAAAGCAAGTTCAAACTGGGTAGGAGAATAAGGTAAATACCATGAGTACTGGACGCATTGGAACCCTAAAACCGGAAGACCGCGCCGCTGTATTTCAATCAGCGCAACGTCTTGGCTTGAACCCCTACGAATTTGGTGCGCTTATTCACCAAGAGTCTGGGTTCAGACCTAATGTTTACGGTGGGGCTGGTGGTAACTATTATGGCCTAATTCAATTTGGCGGCCCAGAACGTGCAAAATATCTAGATAAAAATAAGCTAGGTAATTACACAATTGCAGAACAGCTGCCAGCTGTAGAAAGATTCCTTACTGACCGTGGTTATAAGCCTGGTCAAATGGGCATTGATCGTGCATACGCGACGATCTTAGGTGGAAATCCAAACGTAAATCTTAATGCCAAGGATTCGTTTGGCACTTCTGTTGCAAGTTCTTTGCCGAAGTTTAAAGAAGGTGGTGCTCTTTACAAGGCTGCGCAAGCAACCCTAGGAGATCCGCTAACTCAGCAAACTTCTACTCCTGCATCCACCTCTGGTACACCAGCTAAAAGTTCTATTGATCCCCAGGCTTTGCTTGGTATGTTCATGGGACAAATGCTGGCAGGCGGTAATCAAAACATCAATCAAAAATTGTTGTCCCTTATGTCTCCTTCCGCGAGTCAAATGGACAGGGATTTATTTGATGCTGAGTATTACACGCCAGTAAGTCCTTTCTTGGCACAATTAACTGGTCGACAGTAATACCGCTAAAATAAGTGTAATAGCCTAGGAGAAAACAATTGGCCTCTACTAGTACAAACAAGCAACCCCTGTTGGTTGACCGTCCTTTATTTGATTCTGTTCGCGTAACTACGCAGACAGTTGGCAGTCAGGCCGGTAACACTGTCTTTGTTCAAGGGGGCCAATCTCCTTCGATCTTGGTCGATATGGATGCGACCTTTAGCGAAGATAACAATAATGGTGGCGTTGTTGATTCTGTCACAATCATCAGAAACGACAAGTACCGTGACGCTGATTACACAATTAGTAGCGGCACTTCTGGCACTGTAATTGCACTGACCAGTGGTCAGCAAGTCTTTATTCAGAACACGGGTGTTCTTGGCACTGCAGCCATGAGTGGCTATGGTTACTACACTTATACCGGCGTCGCTACATTGACCGGTATTAATACCAGTTTAATTTTCTCTGGTGGCACAACAAGTGGTTTCACTTACAACGGTGTTGCATATAACCAACCTGCTGTAACTTTTGTTTTTTACCATACTCGTAATACCACTACGCCTATTCCGGCTTCAGGTGATTACCGTGTACTGTTCACTAAAACAGTCCCTGCAGGCAGTGGTCAAGTCGACTGCTCTGACGTGATGCCTGCCCTTGCCGTTCCTACGGCACAAGCAGGTAATACTACCGGCCTCGGTCCCACAGCACCCCTCCGCAACAAAGGGGTTTACCTGGAACGTGGCGACCGGATTTATGTGGGTGTTTTTGCGGAAGGTCCGAACATCTCTGGTTATACTCCTGGCGCTCACATTTACGCACAAGGCGGATTCTTCTAAACCATGTCGCCCAAGCAGGGTGATCTCTTTGGCAACTTTAGTCAAAGGATTGAATTTAAACCAGCCGCTATTAAGCCCATAACCACGGAATTTTCTCGTGGTGCAGTACCCAACTCCATTGTTGCAATGGATAGGGAATCTGCCTGGGCAAGATGGCGACGTGGATATGAACTTGCTGTAACAGTAGGCATTCAACGGGGTTTGACGTTCCCGTTCCGTTACACAATGCCAACACCACCAGGTACGGAAGTGCACCCTGGTAATCAGCCCTTGATCGTAGGTGTTGTACAAGGGTTTCCAACGTCGAATAGAGAATTTGGTATTCATTGGACCGGTTGTCGCGTTGGTGCACTTCTGCGTTTTGATAACGTATTTGATTCCACTGGTACCAGGGCAAGCGTTGCTTCTATTACTGAAGACGCAGATAACTGGTACGTACAGCTTGCCGGCACCTGGAATGTCAGCAACCCTCTCCCAGCCCCTCTCTACGTGCCTCCTGTGGGCAGTAATGCGGCACTCAAACCTCTGAACGGCGAGATCATTGAAGACCGCCTTCTAGAGGCTGGTGGGACGCCTTTGACAAGTGATACGTTAAACTTGGCTACAAATAAAAAATATGGCTACGTTCAAGCATTGCTGCTAGATGTGAATGGTACGTCTGGTGTTCTTACGCTAAAAAAAGCAGGATCTTTTGAGTCAACTCCTGATGGCGTATTTATTACTCCAGCAAGTCGTCCTCCTGCCATCGGCAGGTTCCTGACACTTGGCACTAGATACGCATGTACTTGCCAGGATTTCAGCCGTCGCAGTTATGCTTATTTCCGTGACATGTTGGGCAGCTCCACAAAGAGATTTCCTTACACAAGGCCATCCTCCTTGAAGTATGGGCGTCATGAGTTAATTACAGATGCAAATGGAAACATAAACAACAACGCAGATACCGATATAAATGTCAACAGGCGTTTAGAGCTTACATTTGAATCCGTAGACAATCCTGGTTTATTCAGGGATTTTGGCGGACGATATTTGCGAAATGTGCCAAGCGTAGGTGCAGCAGAAGGCCCTGGTACATTTGTTGACTACAAGGCCGTAGATAATCAGATCGTTAGCTTTGATGACTACTGGACTCCATTGTTAGACGAGATGCGATATTGCAAACATATTTACGCATTACGTTTTCAAGAAGGAATCATTCTCCCTGAGCCATCCGATGTACCTATTGATATGGACGAAGGCATGGTTAGGTGGGAACAAAAGCTTGTCAATGAGTCAAGCGTAATGAAGAAACATTCTGAGTACATGGATTCTATAAATGGCCTTAAGTACATGGACCTTCCTCCCAGTAATTTTCAGTCTCCTCAAATGCTTCCAATGATGCAAAAACTTTTGAACGTACCGGCTAGTTTTATCAAGCGTGCTAATTTTGAAATACAGCGCAAAGACGGAGCATTTACAAGTGGCTGATTTTGGAGATGTAATTGAAACTAAATATGTGTTGTCTGAAAACCAATTAGATACCAGTGCCTTTGGCAACAGCACTGTGTATTACAGCGGCAACCCTATTGTTTATTCTCCAGGTGATGTAGTCAATCTTCCTTACACAGTTGATGAATTGTCGACAATGGAAGCAGTAGGCTTGGCTTGGGCTGCATACGCAAGTGGTATTGAACCTGCATAAAAAAACGACTCCGTATTACCGGAGCCGTTGCTTACCTCTTCAGGAGATCAAGAAGCAATAGCGAGCTTTTCTTGTTTGGCAAGATGCTTGCGTACTGCGTTAACGTTCCATAGGTAGCCATCCCGTGAACGAGTGCAGGCAAAAGCCGCGAAATGCGGACCGAGCTTTAGGGTGCCATTGTCGCGGTACTTGAAGAGCGTCTTGCGGTCGATACCGAGGAGTTCTTCCGCACGCTGGACGGAGACCCATCCTTGGTTTTTTGCCATGACTTGAACAGGGCGTTTACTCATCCACAGTAGCTGGTGTCAAGCCCGTGTCAACCAGTTTAATAAAAATTTTATCTCTTTATTTTTGGCTTAACAGATAGGTGAAATTAAAATAAGATAACGGCAATTAAATACATGTTTTGCAACGAGCACGAGCCCCTTGCTTTGCTAGTTGAATTAACGCCAAAACTTGCCAAGAAACGTTTTCGAGATGAAATTTATAAATCCTGGAACCATTGCTGTGGTTACTGTGGAGAGCCGGCAACAAGCTTAGATCATATAGTGCCCCGGTTTAAATCTGGATCTTCTAATCGCTATAATCTTTTGCCTGCTTGCAGGCGGTGTAACACCAACAAAGCCAGTGAAAAAATGCAAGAATGGTATTTAAAGCAGTCTTTTTTTGATGCCTTAAAACTTGAAAAAATTACCAACTGGATGCAGCAAGATACACTAGAATTACTACCCTGGAAGCCCAGGCTTGACGATAAAAATTTTGCTGCGTAACCAATGGCAACTTATAACACAACCACAAAAACCTGGACGCCTTTTTCTTACGACACAAATCAAAAAACAGACTACACTGCCGAAGCTTTTGTATCTCAGTACCCAGATAAAACAGCAGCTGATTTTGCGTCTACCTATCCGGCAGACAGACCAACCAACTTAGCAACCACGCAGAAGTTCTTTGTCAAGTTTAAAGATAACGGTAAAGTCGATGAAATAAAAATTCAAGACACGGATCCTGGTGAAAACTGGAAAAAATATGAATTAAGGGCGGGCAAGGAAATAGGTGATTATAATTTTGAATTTCCAAATGGTGATAATGACAATCGCAAACAAGCATTAAAAGCTGCAAGAGATCAATTAGATACTAACAACACTACAAACAACAACAATGCTTCGGCAAATGCTCAAGATATCACAAATCGCACAACTGCAGCAACTCAGTACAATGCGACACAACTTACAAATCGCAACAATGCAGCGGCACAGTTAAATGCTCAAAATCAATTAACAAAAAACAAAAATACAGCCATTAATAATTTTAGCTCTTCGCTTATTTCATTAGCGTCTACTACTCAAGGTGGAGACTATATAAACAAACTAAAAGCTTTAGATGATAGCACTTTGCGAAGTGCCGGATTGACTGACGCAGAAATCTCAACTGTATTTAATGCAGCAAAAGGTTCTTTTGATACTTTTTATTTAAATGAAAAAGTGACTCCTTGGGACGCGGTTTCCCAGGGTGTTCAGCCTCCTACTGGTGGATTTAATGCGACTTATTATCAAACACAATACCCAGGCGCATTAAGCGAATGGAATGCTGCACAAGCAGTGAATGTTAACGGGCGTGTTTTTAAAAACTTAGATATTACTGCTCGTTACGATCAAAACACTTATCTTTTGCAGCATTACACAAACGTAGGCAGGCACGCTGGATACCGTGGAAACGAGGCGTTGGAATCCCAACAAGTATCTAGTTATTCCGAAACACTTACTGATTACGAAAAACAAATATATAGAGATCAAGTTTTAGGTATTACCACGCAAGATGGGAAAGAGGTCATTGACCTTGATATGCCTGAGTATGACGAAGAAGGAAAGTTAATAAATGCACCAGATATAAATACTGGATTTGAGCAGGCACTAGGACAGTTGTTTGGCTCAGAAACAGCTAAGCAAGAAAAGAAACTTCAATTGCTTGCTCAAGATGTTTTGCAAGAGTCGATTAAAGAGCTTAAAAAAGCCAAACAAAAAGAAGCCGATTTAATGACGCTAAACAATCTACCTGGATATAGCGAAATTGCAAACATGCATACTACTCTTTCTAATTCACTTTTAGGTGACGCCTCTTTTGGTGGCATGCTTGGTTTCATTGATCCTAATAGAACAATGCAAAAAGGGCTTGAGCAAGATATTAAAAACCTTACTGGCACCTCCTCTAATTCAACAATTTACAACTGGCAAAAATGGTTTGACGATACGTTGACCAAACGGTATGAAGAATTTGAGTTAGAAATGGCCAAGCGTACCCCAGAAGAAATTCAACAGTTCCAAGATCAAGCTAAAAAAGACCTGGAAGAATACAACGAAAAAGTCAAAAGTGATCCCAGTGCAACAAAGCCTTTGCTTATTGAACAAGCTGAAAAATACAATTTAGACATAAACAATGTGGATCAATTTAAAGAATTGTTGTCGAAAACTGATCAAGATTCGCAAAAACAATTTGTAACCAGTTTTATCAATGGCTACCTTAAGCCTCGTTTTGATCAATCAAAATCCATGGATGAGTTTATTAGTTACTTAGACGTAAAAGAAGAAGAGCAAAATATTTTTCAATCGCAATCTGTTATTAATAAATTAAAGCAAGTTGCAGAGCTTAGGAGTAATGCATTGCTTAGTTTTTATAAGGCAGCTGAAGCTGCTAAAAAAAGTTTTGACGTTGATTTTTATTTGGATCCTGTAGGTAAATCTACAAAAGATTTGACGGTAGAGCAAAAATTAGTTTATGAAAAACAAAAAGATATTGTTGATTCAGATTTTGAAGCTGCCAAAAAAGGAACCAGTTCTAATGGAGTAAATTGGGCGACAGAAGCTTATCGCTATGGTTACGAAGGTAACTACAAAACAGATGCAAAAGCGTTTGCTAAGTTACATTATCAAGTCCTTGGTTCAACTGGGCAGCTTAAAGATGCCGAAGGAAAATCAATTGTTCTAGACCCAGCGGAAAATATTCTTAATTACAATGAGCTGCAAAATAAAATTTCAGAAATCACAAAAGAACTTGTTATACGTCAAGATTTGTATGGAGACACTGCTTTTATGCAATTTGTTACGCCAGAAGAATTTGCAGATTCTGTCTTGGGATCTATTAGTCCAGAAGAAAACAAAGAAGAATGGGAAAAGATTGTTAAGCAACTTGGGCTTGAGGGAGAACAGGCTACTGTTGACAACGTAAAACAATATTTAATTGATTCTTTTAGAACAGAAGAAGCACTTAAAATCCGAGAAGCCATTAAGTACTTAAACGAACAAAAACAAGCCTTGGATCAACAGACCCTTGGTGCGACTTACATTGAAAGAGAAGATGACGTAAAAGAAGCCAATGCAGAACCCGAAACTCAGCTGTACCAAATTTTTCAATCTGCTGGTTACAAGGGGACAGAGGATGATTTTTATACAAACTTTATGCCCGATGTAGACAGAGAGGATCAAGCATTACTTGGCAAGGCTATGTCGGGAGGAAACTTGTTTACGTCTTTAAATCTTTCTGATCCTCTTAGTGCCTTTAATAGTATTGCAGGTTTAATGGACGAGCCAGATGAACCAACTGCAAAAAGTTCATCGACTAGCAATGCAAAATCTTCTTATTTTAATATGTTTAGTGGGGATGAAGACGAGTTTTTAACTCAATCAAAAAGCGCTCAATCTATCCTTGGTGAATTTACGTCAATGTTTAAAGGATTTAGCTGATGTCCGATAAAGCACGTAAAGCTGCTTCTGCAGCAAAAATACACAAAGATTCCATGGAATGCAACAAGCCCCGACACGACGTGCAAGGCGGTAAGAAATCTGTTGTGAAAGCATGTGAAGGTGGCCAAGAAAAAATTGTGCGCTTTGGTGACGCCAACATGGAAATTAAACGAGACAACCCAGAGCGCCGCAAGAACTTTCGCGCAAGACACAACTGCGACGAGCCCAAGAGCAAATTAACGGCTGGCTACTGGTCGTGCAAAGCCTGGTAATTTGAGCTAGGCTGCTGACGTTGTTACCTCAACGCCATGGCAAAACCCAAGTCAACCTCTTTGGTAAAAATTGAAGCCAAGCCCAAGCTCACCCGTCAAGGCGATGGCAAGCACTCCAAGCCCAGCCATGGACGCAAGTTGAGCAGGGGTCAGGGCAAGTAATCTAAATTAGTGTGTATGATTGGGAGTAACGATAGTTGCTCCCATGTCAGATTTTAGTGAAGCAGTACGCCTCATTTGCAAGCATGAGGGGTTTAATGAAAAGGCTTATGCAGATCCCGTAACCGAAACAGAGCCTTACACAATTGGTTTTGGTACACAGTTTTACCCAGACGGAGAACCGGTAAAACGTGGACAGTACTGCACAAAACACAAAGCTATGGAATATCTGTACCATGAGCTTGCGGTAATTGATCAAAACCTGGAAAAGTTAAATCTTGGTTTAGATACTTACATGCGACAGGCATTGCTTTCGTTTATTCATTCGGTTGGCTGGGAGTCTTTTCTTTACAGTGCAATTCCAGACCTCGTTGAAATTGAAGACTGGCCTGGTGCGGTCAAAGAAATAAATCAGTGGATCTATGACTACTACCATAATGTTGTTGGCGGGATGGTAGAGCGCCGTCGGGAGGAAGTGGATCTGTTTCTTAAAGATATTAAAACTGTTCCCCGCGAGGCTACTGATCTTTTGTTAGCTGCTTTCCGTACCTACACTGCTGCGCCCCACGAAGTCAAGGCAATCAGAAAATTGGAAGAAAGCACAAGTCCCTACGACCTTGCTCAGTTTGCTAATAATTTTAAGCTTAGTCAAAATCCCTGGAGCGAAGCCACCCATGAAGAGGTAGACGCTATCTTTAATGTGTAGACTTAGAATACTTTTATTGACCCAATGAAGGAATCAATGGCACGTTCGGTAGAACCACAGCATTTTGAGCTTCCATTGGAACTTCAATTTGCCATGCGTAAGGCCGAATTACAGGCCGAAGAGATGACCTGGGATGAGTTGTACTCAGCCCTTCTGAATCTTTACCATCAACGGTTAATGGAATGGCAAGCAGTCAAGGAAATCTTGGCGGATGAAAACATTGATATTGACTTTGGACATCCAACCGATATCGAGTTAGCACAACTTGCCGCCGCCTGCATTGCAGACGACGACGAAGAAGATGATGAAGACGAATATTTTCAGCCTTTCTGAGCTGATTCGTCAAGTTCAATAAGGCGGTTTAGATACCACTGAGCTTTCTTCAGTGACTCTACGCCGCCTTTTTGGCGTTCACGCCATTGATACTTGACACAGTTGCCCTTGAGGTAGCCACGGTACTCCTCTGGGGTCAGCTGAGCTTCAATTGCTTCGATGCATTCGATTGCACCAGAGGCATAGTGAGGGGGATGATTGACCAAGTCAACCGGTTCTTCCACTTGCAGCAAAGTGGGTTTTGCCCATGGCACAGGACAAACCCCATCTTTACAACCGGTATTTTCTTCTACTGGAGCGAAGAAATCTTTCCAGTCCTTTAGCGCATCAGTCCCTTGCGGCGCAGGGATAGATTTTTTTCCTTCTCGGGCACTGCTTCCAGCTCCAGCACCAACGCTTTCGGCTTGGGAGAAGAGGTCGGGTACCGGGAAAGTGCTTCCTCCATTGAGGGGATCAGCCCCGTCGTTCCGGGCCGTCCGCCCTCGATTGCCAGATTTGTCCTCGGCCTGTCGTCCTGACATGCAACTAATCCTCTGTTGTACATGTCATACAATGGTACATCATTTTCCTCATTGGCGAGAGGTGCACCAAATGTCTCAAGAGACAAGCAACGACACATCACTTCGTCGTAAACGTTTTGATCCCAAAACGGATCGGAGTCCATGTATTGATGCATGATATAAAACCTTTGTGTTGGCTCTAGTACAATATTATCACGGACATTGTGGGCTAAATATTAAAATGCAGCGACGTGGAGTAACCACTGGCAGCTCTGGTGCTG